ACCAGGAGCGCGATTATCAGGGCGCCCGTGCGCAGCGGTTTGCGCTTGCGGTGCCGCGATCTGTGCCGCGATCGAACTTGCCGTGTCAATGTTGCTCTCCCTTACTACCCGGTGGTGTCTGGCACCAGAACTGGATCCCCACAAGGACGGTGTTTCCAGCGCTGACTTACCCTCAACACGCCTGCTGCCTCAGGCCAACCGACCACGCCCACCTACCGGAGCTCTCCCATGCCCTCCACCCGCGAGACGATCCTTGCTGCGCTGACGACGCAGCTGGCCGCGCGAGCAGGCGCCGAGGTGCGGCGCAACGCGACACTGCCCGAGCGGGTGCCAGCCGAAGGGCTGGTGATTGTGCGCGACGGCAACCCGGGCGAGCCGGATGTGACGCTGAGCCCGTGGCGGGCGTATTACCGCCACCGCGTGGAGATCGAAGCGTTCATGCCGCCGGGCGCCACGGAGGCGGCGCTCGACGCGCTGCTTGCCCGTATCGGGGCCGCGCTGGCGCATGACGACAGCCTCGGCGGGCACGTCGAACTGATGACGGCGGCGGCGCCGGAACTGCAGCCCGTCCCGGTGGAGGGCGGCGCACCGTTTCTGGCGGCGGCACTGGCGATCACGCTGGAATACCAGGTCAGCGATCCGCTGAGCGGGTGAGCGCGCCCGACGGTGCGTATCTCGAGACATCACATCTTCACATCACAGGAGGACCAGCATGGGCAAGCAACGCGCCTATGGCGCCGATGCCACACTCAGGGCGGTGCGCGAGACGCAGTATGGCGGCGCCACCACCGGCCCGGTGCGGGCGCTCGATTTCAAGACCGCGGATCTGTCGGCGAGCATCCCGCTTGGTGACGACCCGCTGCTGGGGCGCGGGCGCAATGCGCAGGACCCGTATCGCGGGCTGGTCACCGACGAGGGGCAGCTGGAGATCCCGTTCGATCTGCAAGGCACCGGCTGGTGGATGACGGCGCTGTTCGGCGATCCGCAGACCACGCCGCAGGCCGCAACCGGACGCATCACCTTCACGGACAACCCCGTGCCGGGCGACACGCTCACGCTTAACGGGGTGACCTGGACCCTTGTTGCCGGGGTTGCTGCGGGCGAAGAGACCGAGATCGGCGCGACGCTGGCCGACACGCTGGCGGCGCTGGCCTCGGATCTCGACGCCGCCAGCGATCCCGACATCGCGGTGGCGAGCTACACGGTCGAGGACGACACGGCGCTGGTGATCACACATGACACCACCGGCCCGGACGGCAATGCATTTACGCTGGACGCCTCGGCCGCACAGCGCTCTGCCCCCACCCTCACCGGCGGCGGATACCGCCATGTCTGGCGCAGCGGGGCCGACAGCATCCCGTCCTTCCTGATCGAGATCGGGCACCCGAAGCTTACGAGCCCGGTCTTCTTTCGTCACGCGGGCGCGGTGCTGGAGGAGCTGTCGTTTCAGATGGGCCAGGAAGGGCCGGCCAATGCCACCGTCTCGGTCGTGGCGCAGGGGGAGGAGACTGCCGACTCCACGCTGGAGGCAAACCCCGCCGCCTTTGCGCTGCGCCGCTTCAGCCAGGGGCGCGGCCGCATCGCGCGGGCAGGATCACCGTTGGCGGGTGTCACCGCCGGATCTCTGACCTTCTCCAACGGGATCGAGCGGGTGCGGTCGATCCGCGAGGATGGCCGCATCGATGGCGCCGATCCCACCCTCGCCACCTGCGAGGGATCTCTGACCGTGCGCTTCGATGGCGAGACGCTGATGGCCGAGGCTGCCAGCGGCGATCCGGTGGCTCTCAGCTACGGCTTTGTCATGGCCGAGGGCTACGCGCTCAGCTTCACCCTGCCTCGGGTCTACCTGCCCAAGCCCAAGTATTCGATCACCGGCCCGGCCGGGGTCGAGGCGAGTTTCGACTGGCGCGCCGCCGCCGATGCGGCCGGCGTGATGCTCGAGGTCGCGCTTCTCAACGATGTGCCAACCCATGGAGAGACCTGATGATCCGTCTCGACCTGAACGCGGCCCCCGACTGGCTCGATCTCGGCCACGGTGTGCAGCTGCGCGTCGCGCCCATCAGCACCTCTCTGATGAACCGTGCCCGCGAGGAGCCGATCCTCGCCGACCTGCCGGAAGAGGCCAGCGCGAACAGGCGCGGCATCGCGCTCGCCAAGGCGCTGGCCCGTGTGGCCGTGGATGACTGGACCGGTGTGCATGATGCGAGCGACGCCACGGCCGAACTCACGCCGGAAGGTCTCGATGCGCTGCTGGAGATCGTGCCGATCTTCGAGGCGTTCCAGCTGCGTTACGTGGCCCCGGGCCTGCATCTGGAGCAGGAAAAAAACGCCTCAGCGCCCTCGCCGAATGGCACTTCGGCGGGGGCGCGCAATACTGCAACAACTGCCCGCAAATCTGCGAAGCCTGCCCGGCGCGGCAAAACGCGCCGCTGACGCGCGAGGGCATACTGGCCTGGGATGTCGCGCAGGCGGCCACCGGCCAGCTGCGGGTCGCCGAGGGCGCGGTGCTTGGCTGGGACATGGGCGCGGTGCTGGCCATGGCCACAGCTGCCGGGCTCGACCCACGCGCGGCGGTGGAGCTTCTGCCGGTGATCGAGGCGGCGATGGTACGCGCGGTCAACGCGCAGATCCGGGCGCAGCGCCCGCAATAGACGCACAGGCCACAAAACAATGAACGAGATCGGAGGCCAGCAGCATGACCAGCGCGTCAAAACAGGTGACGGTGCGGCTGGCGGCCGAAGGCGGCCGGCAGGTGCGCGCCGAACTCAGGGGCATCGGCGCGGACGGTGCCACCGCCTTCCAGCGTCTGGGCTCGGAGATGGAGGCAGCCAATGCGCGCGCCGACCGGTTCTTTCGCCGGCTGCGCATTGCGGCCGCGGCGGGGGCTGCGGCCGTGGGGGCTGCGGCCACGGCGATGATCCGCAGCGGGCTGCAGGTCGTCGACAGCCAGGCCAAGCTGGCGCAGTCGCTGGGCACCACCGTCGCCTCGATCCAGACGCTGGAGCGCGCGGGCGAACTGGCGGGCGTGTCGATGTCGGGCATCGAGCAGGCCACCAAGGATCTCACACGCCGTCTCAGCCAGGCCGCGGCCGGAACTGGTCCCGCCGCCGACGCGCTGGACCGGCTGGGGCTGTCGGCCACCGACCTGATCGCGCTGCCGCTGGACGAGCGCGTGGGGGCGATCAACGCCGCCATCGAGGAGTTCGTGCCGGCGGCCGAGCGGGCCGCGGTGGCGGGCCAGCTTTTCGGCGAGGAAGGCTCCATCGCCATGGGCCGGATCGACAGCACAACGCTGCGCCAGGCGACGAAAGATGTGCGCGCCTTCGGCGTCGTGGTGTCTGCGCAGGACGCCGCACAGATCGAGCGGACCAACGATGCGATCTCGCGGCTGGGTCTGATCTGGCGCGGGCTGGCCAACCAGCTGGCGGTCGCCGCGGCCCCGGCGCTGGAGGCCGTGGCCGACGCGATGGCCGCACTCGCCGAACGCAGCGGGCCCGTGGGTCGTGCCATCGAGCTGGTGCTGGGCAACCTCGACCGGCTGGCGGCCACGCTTGCGGCGGTTGCGGGGCTGGTGGCCGGGCGCTTCGTGGCGGGAATGGCGGTTGCAGCTGTCAGCGTGCGCGGTCTGGCCACGGCGCTCGCGCTGCTGCGCGGGGCGCTCATACGGCTGCCCTTTGTAGCGCTGGTGATCGGGGCGCAGGAGCTGATCCTGCGCTTTGGCCGGCTGGTCGCGGCGGCGGGAGGTTTCTCCGAGGCCCTCGATCTGCTGCGCGACGTGGCATCCGAGGTCTGGGACCGCATGGGCACCGGCGCATGGGCGCTCGGGGCGACGGTGGCGGCAGCATGGGCGGGAATTCGCGCCAGCGTGGCCGGCGGGGTGCAGGCCAGTCTGGATGCGGTGGCGCGCGGGGCGTCGCTGATCCTCAACACCTGGCGCGGGGCTTTTGCAGCGACCCGGGCGATCTGGTCCGATCTACCGGCCGTGCTGGGCGAGGTCGTGACCGGCGCGGCCAATGCCATGGTGCGCGGCGTGGAGCGATTGCTGAATGCGGTGATCGGGCGCGTGAACCGCTTCATCGCCGGGATCAACACGGTGCTCGCCGCACTGCCCGCATGGGCCGTGGGCGAGGACGGGCTGCGCATCGGCGCGCTGGACGATGTCAGCCTTGGCAGTTTGGGGAACCGGTTTGAGGGGGCTGCGCGCGATGCCGGCGGCCGGGCAGCGGAAGCGTTCACGCAAGCCTTCGAGCGCGAGTACCGGATCCCCAATCTCGGGCTCGGGGCCTATGCAGCCGACGCCCGCGCCACGCAGGACGCGCTGCGCGGCGTGGCCGAGGAGCTGCGCGGGGCGGCGACCGGGCCATTGGAATCCGTGGCGGCGATCCGCGAGGTACTGGCGCGGACCTCGGAGGTGGCCGATGGGGCGGCGGACTCCGTGGCCGGGATCGGGGACGCCTTCGACGGCGTCTCCGGTGCCGGCAAGGACGGTGCAGCGGGCGGTAGCAGTTCTGGCGGCGCGGCTGGTCGTGCTGCCGAGGCCGCGACGACCGCCGGCAACGCGATTGCGGCGGCCGGCGAGACAGCGGCGCGGGGCTGGAATGCGGTCGCCGACAGCCTGCAGGACTATGCCGGGCGCGCGATGGAGACAGGCCGGCAGATCGGCGACGCGCTGGTCAGCGCCTTCCGCGGGGCCGAGGATGCGCTTCTGACGCTGGTTACGAAGAGCAAGGTGGATTTCCGCGATCTGGCGAACTCAATCCTGGAGGACATCACCCGCATCGCGCTGCGCTCGGCGGTGCTCGGCCCCCTCGCCAACTGGCTGGGCGGCGCGCTCGGCGGGATCGGAGGCGGGCTTGGAGGTAGCCTGGGCGGCAGCCTCACCGCGGCGGTGGCGCATTCGGGCGGCGTGATCGGCGCCTCAATGCTGCCGCAGCGGCAGGTGCCCGCCATGGCCTTCGCCGGGGCACCCCGCCTGCACGCGGGCGGCATGGTCGGTCTCCGCCCGGACGAGGTCCCCGCGATCCTGCAGCGCGGCGAGCGGGTGCTCTCGCGCCGCGAAGTGTCCGAGGGACAGCGCGGCGGTGGCAACGGCCGTGACGGAGGTGTCACCGTCAACATGACGATCACCACGCCCGATGCCGACAGCTTCCGCCGGTCGCAGGGCCAGATCACCGCCGAGATGAGCCGCGCCATCGCGCGGGCACGGCGCAATCGGTAGGGCCAATCAGACAGGGCAATCCATGACCGACTTTCACGATGTGCAGTTTCCGGCCACCATCGCCTACGGGGCCAGTGGCGGGCCGCGGTTCCTGACCGCTATTACCGCCACGCAGAGCGGGCGCGAGCAGCGCGTGGCGCAGTGGCAGGGCTCCCGCGGCGAATGGAACGTCTCCACGGGCATCCGCTCGCGCGCCGATGTCGCGGCATTCCTCGCCTTCTTCTATGCCCGCCGCGGCCGCGCACACGGGTTCCGCTTCCGGGACTGGACGGATTTCCGGGCGGCGGGACAGCTGCTGGGAACTGGTGATGGCGTACAGACCGCGTTCCAGCTGGTCCGGCGCTATGACAGCGGTGGCGTGGTCCATGAACGGCGCATCACCCGGCCGGTCGAGGGCACGGTCACGGTCTATCGCGATGGCGTGGAGGTGACCAATGGCCTGTCCGTCGATCACGCGACGGGCCTCGTCACCTTCTCGGGCGCACCGAATGAGGGTGTCGCAGTCACCGCGGATTTCGAGTTCGATGTGCCGGCGAGGTTCGACACCGATGCCGCCGATCTCACCGTCGAGACCTTCGAGATGCAGCAATGGGGCCGCATCACCGTGGTGGAGATCCGTGAATGAAGACCGTATCCCCCGAACTGGCCGCGCATCTCGACGGAGATGTGCTCACATTGGCGACCTGCTGGCGCCTCGCGCGCCGCGACGGCGTGGTGTTTCGTGCCACCGATCACGATGGCGATCTCGCGGTCGGTGGCGAGATTTACCGCGCCCGCGCCGGCTATTCGCGCACCGCAGTGGCCACCGAGGCGGGGCTGGCGGTCGGCAATGTCGATCTCGAGGGCGTG